GTAGCCGTTAAAAATAACCTGACTATTCCTTCATGAAATCTACGGCTTTCCAAAATATTTTTTTTATTCCGACCCATAAATTAACGAAAAATGATTTTACTTTATCCCAATTCTTAATAAGTAAATATCCAGCAGCAATAAGAGCCACTATTCCAATAATTACCCAAGTTATAGGATTTGCCAAAAACGCTAAATTCAAAGCGGTTAATGCAGCGGTCATAGCCCCTGTAGCCCCAGAACCTGCTAATACAGAAAACGTATATGCCATTTGAGCCGTTCTCATTAACATAACTAATGATCTATAAGTTTTCATGACTGTCATGCCAAACGAAATTACTTTAAATAAGCCTCCAAATATGAATGCTCCAGCTGATATCGCCAAACTTAAAGCCGCCATTCCTGCAGCTGCTTTTAAAATAGTTTCAGTTAATTGAGGATTTTTATCTACCCATTTAGATACCCTATCAATTACAGGAGTTACCTGGTTAATCAATTCTTTAAGTCTAGGAAGTAACGTAGTCCCTATTTTAGCAGCGGACATCATTACACCATCTTTCAACGTGCTAATCATTCCGTTAACCGACTTTGATTGTGCCGCTATTCCGCCTGCAAACTTAACATTTCCAACATACTTTAAGTACTGCTCAATTTCCTTTGAATTTTTGCCTACTGTAGTTTTAACGCCTTGAAACATAAAAGATACTTTGTCGCCTTCTGAACTTGCTTTGATACCAAATTCTTTTAAACGCTCAAATTCTCCAGTAGCAGCATCGGCAACAGCCTCTACCATATCATTAAGTGATTTACCCATTGCAGAGGCGGTATTTCCATAAGCCGTAAGTGCTTCTTCCGATGGGTCCAATCCCATGTTCTTTAATTTAATGAATCCGGTCATTACCTCATCTAATCCGTAAGGAGTTTTCGCAGCAAACTTATTGATCGCATCAAAGGCCGCCTTAGCCTCTTTTTGATTACCTTGAAATGATGTTTGTAAAGCAATATTCATGGATTCCATATCCGCAGCCGCTTTTAAAGGTAAAGCTAAAGCCCCTGCAATACCTAATCCTACCGCCCCCGCGGTTCTTCCTGCTCCAAATGCTCTATCGCCACGTTCAGACATCGCCATGATTTGGCGTTGCCTAGCAGAAGCAGCCGCAATTATTTTTGTTGCCTCATCCTTAGCAGTAAGGAGTAGCGCAACTTCAAATGTTTTTTTTGCCATAATTTATTACGTTTATTTATTTATTAAAAAAACCGCAACCGATTAAGGTGCGGTTTTTTTATGTTTCTATTGGTGGGTTCATTTTTTCGTGTAATTTCAACGCTTCAACAAACCAATAATGAACATCGTTTCCGTCCATTTCAAATAAAATATTTAACGATGTGTTTGAAAAATGTGCCAGAAAAATAAGTTGTTCTGGCGTTACACAAAAAGCTGGTTAATCGGGGTCATTATTTTTAAATAATCCACTCCATCCATTTCTTCGAATTCGTCTTTAAAAACCTGTTTTCCGTCAATCTCAACAAGTATTGAAGCCAAACATTCAGCCATATCTGAACCGTCCGAGTTCATAAGGCGTTGTGCTTGTTGAACGTGTTTTCCTTTGAATCTTTTTATTACGCATTTTTTGCCACTCGGCAAATCGAATTCCTGATAAATATTTCTGTCAGCAATACCTTCAAGTGTTGTGGGTTGTTTTGCCGGTAATGTTTTTAAATCAGCTGATTTTTTTCCTGCGTCTGTCATTTGATAAGTTTTTTAGTTAATAATAAAACGTAAATATAATAAAAAAACCGACACAATTACTGTATCGGTTTAATTCTCCTTTCTTTTAGTTAATTACCCCCCTATATTCGCTCTGTAAGTTGCAAAAATATCAACTCCATCAACTGAATAAATGTTCGCCAAAGCATCGTAATCGATAATTTCAGCACCGTCAATTTCCAGCTTGTAAGCCGTGCAAGTCAATTTCGAAGTTGCTTCCACATTGTCGTGTTGCTTATAATTTCCAGCAGGGAAGTTTTTCGCTTGTACTGTCAAGTATGCTACACACGGAACTTCGGCAACCAAACCGTTTGAATCGTGAGTTTCTAAACTCGATCTGATTTGCAATTTCATTGCTTTTCGTGGGTCTGCAAATTTCTTCAAAACGTCCGCATAAAATGCATTCCATTTTATTGTAGCCTCCAATTTGTCAATTCCAGAAAATAACTCGAATTTACCAATCATACCCAATGCTTTATGCTCCGAAAGCATAAATGTAATGTCTGGTAAATTAACCTCTTCGGCTTTTCCTAACTGCGATTGACCATCAACGTACACGTTGGCATTGGTCAATCTATTTACTTGTATCTGTGGCATCTGATTAAACTATTTGAGTTAATAAATTCACATCCAAATACGATTTGAAAGTGATTCTTTCCGCTGGTGTAGGGCCCATAAACACAAGGTCAAAAACAACGTGTCCAAGTGCCAATTCCTCGGCTGTGTTATCAGCAGAATAAGTACATTTTGAACCTGATAAAACAGCACCACGACCAATTAATGTTCTGAAAAAACCATTTCCAGTATCTCTAATCGCATCGATTGTGGCTTGGTTAATTGGTTTGTCAATAAACGGCAACATAGCCTGTTCTAACGACTCGTGAACGATGTCTGCAATTCTACGAATTGGAATAAAGTTTTTCGGGTCAGTATTTGTTGGAAATGCAGCAGAACGATTTCCCCAAGTTCTTGTTCCTGATCCGTATCCGGTGAATGTTGTGCAAATTCCTTTTTCGTTCAGCAAATTAGCCTCTGTATTCGCGTCATTTACTGCTGAAGTAACAATGAATTCAGTACCTACAATTCCAGCAATTGTATGATTTGAAGGCGATACCCAATACCCCTCATTCAAATCTACATTTGCCATCACACCTGCCATGAATTGACTGTATGGAGCATTTATATTTGAATCAGAATCGGCATCATAAACTTTCAAGTGAGGACATAATAAATATGCTCTGTAACTTGCTGTTTTGAAATTAATCGTTCTAGCTGGTCCACGTCCTGCAATAGCTTGTGAAACTGTTGTAGTTATAGGAGCGTCAATCAATGCGATTGCACGATATTTTTCAGCTAATGCGATAAATTCAGTTGCAACCGCAACCAATTCGATGTAAACCGGTGCAATCAAGATTTTTGGAGTGAATCCAAAAGTATTGAAAACTAATTCCAAACATTTTGAACCGGTGCGAACACCTGATGTGTTTGTTCCGATAATTTGCGAAGAGGTAACGGTTCCAGAATCGAAAATTTTGAATGTAAATTTCAAAACTAAATCTTCAGCAGCAACAGCAGACAATGCTGTGAAGTTACCGAAAGCATCAATACTGTAATCTACACCTGCAACACCTGTAAAAGGAGTTGTTCCGTCGGTTAAAAATACCGTAACAGCTCCGATTGGAGCAGCTGAAAGTTTTAATTTCCCAGACGTTATCGTGTGTGATTCAAGGGTTACTTGCTCTGTATTTGTAACAGAATCAAACGTATTTACAACAATAACCGTTGCAGGTCCTTGTTTGAAAATAGCGTCCAAAGCTTGTGGAATTGTGAATCCTGGTAATTGTTCCCCGAATTGAACAGCGTCATTTGGTGACAAAACCAAAATAGGCTCATTTTTCGTACCGATTGGAGCAAGTCCGACCAATGCAATGACTGAAGACTTTACGACCGTTACAGGACGTGCGCCTTGGTCAACTTCTATGGTTTCGACACCATGTAAATAGTTAGCTGCCATATTTTATTTTTAAATTGTTATTTTTTCTTCAATGGTTTTTCGACATTTTTTTTATCGATATTATTCCGTGATTTCAATGATATTGGTTTCTTCATCAGGTTTGTCAATTAGTGTAATTTTTTCCAAAATAAGACTTAAATCTTCTGTAAAATCTTCAACATGAACCGATGTAGTTTGAAAAATTACGTTGTAATTCCATAAATTGTTGATTTTTTGCGCTTCTTCGCCTCCAATTGTGTGGTGTTTTGTAACTTGAATTCGTCTGCATCCTGAAGGTTTGAATCCGGTTAGTGCTTTTTTCAAAACACTTGCTAAATTGTAAGCTCCAAGGGATCCGCGCAAAAATGTACTTTCGATTAGGATTTGAATAAAAATCTTCTCTTCTTGCGAAACTTGCGAAGTACTCAATGAACTTCCGTACTCTGAACCTGCATAAATTACGGTGAACCTCGCTTTTGTAGGCAATGGCTTGCTTCGGTCAGCTTCCAATTCAGGAAGTTTTTCAACTGCGATTCCAACCGTTAAAAACGGTGTTAATCTTGCCACGATTTCGTCTTCTAAGGTCTCGTAATTCATTTTATATTTAGATCAGTAATTCATTATTATGGAACCGCATGACGTAATCTTGCAACGAATGTTTCACCATCGTATTTAGTTTTAACTTCAACAACGGCAAAATATCCAACGCCTTCGATTGTCACGTGTTCCAAGTTTCCAGTATCAACTCTTGTTTTTAAATTTTCAAAGAAACCAATTCGATATTCCATAAATGGCTCATCTGGGTTCCAACTGTCAATTCCTGAAAGCTCTTGTTTTTCTGATGGGTCTTTGAAACCAACTCTTGCAGAATAAGTAATTGACCCACTTAACCATGTTGCATTATATCCCATTACGTTAGTAACGACATCGAACGCCTTTGTTTTAAGTGAGTCAAATATATTCATTATCGTGCTAATACTACTTTAACAGTAGCGTCACCGGTTAACGCTGCAACGTGTGCGTATCCTAAAAATACATTTGTACTTGCAGTAGTTGTAGCAACTCCAGCAGCGATGTATAATTTAGCACCTTGTGCTGGAGCTGAAGAATCTTTTGCTACTTCATAAACGCCTTCGGTTTTTACGATTGCAACTTGACCTTCAACATAAGTACCTGCTGCGATTCCAGCAGTAGCACCAACGGTAACTATCTGTCCTGAAGTATAACCACCTGAAGGGGTAACGACTTCGAAACAATCACCTTCTTGTATGTAATTTTTCATTTTTTATTTTTTAGAAATTAATCATTTTTTTTAAATAAGGAGGCGATAATTAAACCGCCTCCGAACTATTCACTATGCCGGTGCAGCACCTGCATTTTTGTACATTCCTCGCCAATCGATCGCTTTCGTTCCAAATACCATTCTGGCTTTGATTTGTAAAGCATCAACATCGAAACCTTCTTTTTGTTCGATGAAAAGTTCTTCTTCACCATCTAAGAAAGCATATTCCACGGTGTCAATCATTGCAGGGTCTGCAACTAAGAACCAAGAATAATCCGTAATACGTGGCTCAACAATTAATTGTAAACCAGTCAAAGCAGCAACAGAAATATCTGTTTGTTTTGCAGGCGTGTAATTTGTTGAAGTCAGTTTTCTGGCAATCAATTCGTTTTTTGGTCCAACAATCAAAAATTTAGGTGCTAAATTTAAGAAGTCGCCTTCAATTGATTTTTGAGTTCTGAATAACTGATAAGCTACATCCAAACTTGTCTCTGACAATGCAGTACCAGTTGAAGTGTAGTTTTTGTGAGTTGCTGCGTTCCACAATGCGATAGTGTCTCCCATTGTTGGGTTTCCAGTCATGATTCCGTAAACCAAGTCAGATTGTTTCTGAGCTGCTTTCATTGCGAATGCCTGAGGAACACGTGTGAATGCACTCAAATCATCATTAATAATTGCTTCCCAAGAAATTCCAACAATTTTACCGAATTTAGCAAGTTTGTATTTTTCTGATGCTTCAGAAAAAGTTCCTGCTTTGTATTCGCCAAGCTCTTGAACTTCATCAAAATTTCCAATCAATCCAGATAACTGAACTCTTGTAATTTCTCTAAAATCTGGCATAGTTGAACGTCTAGCCCAAGCTTCAAATGTACGTGGGTACAATGCATATTGCGCTCTCAAAGTTCTGGTAAACGAATCTACCAATAACAATGGAAAATCACTTGTGTGATGCGCTCCACGAACTTTGGCACCTAAAGCACCTTTTGCGATTTCTCTTGTGGACAAACCACGCGTAGAAACACCTGAACGGATCAATGATTCTTCAGCAAGTCTTAATAAAGACATTCCTTTGAAATCGTGTGCAGCTCTTACATTTTCTTCACCCATAATACTTGCAGCATTCGGAGCGATTCTAAGAACTAACGCATTCGTCATTGCTGAACGAGTCTTTTCTTTGTCGTCTTGTACTTGTTGTACAGTTGGATTTGGATTTGCAGGTTGTGCTTTTTCCCATTCAACTAATGCACGCTGTCCAGCAGTTGCAAGGTCAACATTTTCTTCAATTAAAGCATCAGCTATAGACTGAGATAGCCCCAAGGCTCTACAGTGTGCCGAAATACCTTTGATTCGCGCACGCTCTTCGCTAGCGGCTGCCGAACGCGTCGCTTTTTCGCTTGCCAATTTTTCGGCAGCTAAAGCAGCTTTTTCTTCTTCAGTCATTTCTGGTTTATTTAAATTAATATTATTTTCTTCTTCAATTACTTCAATAATAGGCTCAATTACCGCAATTTCTTCAGTAATTACAACCTCGTTTTCTCCATTTTCTGAACGAACACGGCTATTTTTGTCTGCTTGCACAGGTGTAAATGAAATTTCAGTCGCTTCCCATCGAGTAGCTTTATAAACCGGATTTTGTCCTTCAGTTCGCGTAACTTGGTATTCGTAAACGTTGTATCCAACAGACACGCCTGTCACAATCTTGTCACGAACTTTATTCATCAATTCAGTATCACTTTCAGAACTTCCAAAACGAATTTTAGCGATTCCAACTCCATTTTCAAAACGAGCATCTGAAACAACGCCTACAACATTTTTGGCTGTTTCCCCGTAACGATTATGATTGTCTAATGCTGGTGCGCCTGCGTTTAAACGAGATAAATCACCGTTTTCTGGCTTACATAAAAGAATCTCGTCAACCGTTTCGTAGGCATCCCAATCAAATGTTCTAACAGCGGTTTCGGTTGCAAAAATAACCTCTACAGTTCTGTCGGTTTCGTTAAAACTTTCAGCTTTAAATTCGGCACGCGTTCGCTGTGTAGGTAAATTTTGAGTTATTTTTTTTATTTCTGGCATAATTAATTATGTGTTAGTCGTGATTTTTATTACACGGTTTACATTTTACAAATATATAATTTTTTTCAATTATACAACGATTTATGAATTTATTTTTTAGTTTGATTTACCGACAAATCCTGAACTTCCAATTCAGCTTCTTGAATTATCCATTCAACATTTATTCCGGCATCTTCAAACATTTGTTTATCAACTTTCATTTGCTCTAAAAGAGTATCGGGATTGTACCCTCTCCGCTTACAAGCTTCTGTCCATGAAATTAAACCAGATTTCAATTCTAAAATCAAACCGTTCATTTCTTTCACTGGGTCAATCATTTCACGACCTTGTGGAGTCCATTCTGCACCTGCGTTTTTATTCAAAATCATTTTAATTTTCAAACCTTCCATAAACCAACCCCAAATTTTATCGCAAAATTGAGGGATAAACATATTGTATTGCCAGTCTTCGATTTGCCTTTGCGCTTCAATCCAACCCATACGACCGCTGGAAAAATTTACATTTCCCATATCGCCTGTAAGCTGTTCATACGTGATTCCATAACCTGCAGCGTTTTCTTGTTGGTTTTTTGAAACGTACTCCGAAAAACTTGAAGGCGTTGGTGGATTATTGAAGGTTACAGTTTCTCCAGGTGCTAAACGTTCGATTATTCCGGGTTCCATTCTGTCAATTTCCTGATCCGTTGTCGTGTCAAATTCACTTCCGGCAGTTTCTTGTTTAGTCGTAAATGCAACATGACACGCTGCAACTTTCTGTAACATCAATTGAGCATCTTTATAGTCAGCAAGATCTCGCATCGACAACATCGTAGAAGTACCAAATGGAACGCCTCGCACTTGCTCTGGAAATTCTTTGTAAAAAATATGAATCATATCATCAGCAGAAACAAATTTCGGCTGTAATTTCATTGTATATTCGTTATTTGGGTTATGGTCAAAAACCCAATACCCAACACGCTTACCTTGTGAATTGAACTCAACACCTTGCACGACATAATTCCCTGATCGTTCAGTAATCATATATGAGTTCTTGGTATGGTCGACCATGTGAGGTGCTAATGCCTGCAATTTAATAGGGTGTCTACTAGATGAATCTCTACGTTTTAAAATAAACATTTCGCCCTGCATAGCCACGTTTCGCATGATCAAAGATTGCAGCCCGTATTGAGTGAAAAAACCGTCAAAATCACATTCAACTGATTCGGCCCAAGCTTTCCATTCATCTTTAATTTTTTGGATATCACTTTTGGTTAATTTTACATCTGAATTAACCGGAGTAGGCATTATTCCTGTTCCAATAACATTATTCTGAATTGTACGTATAGCCTTGAAGATTGAGGCGTTATTTTTGTAACCATCAACAGAACGATCTCGCAATGTTTTTAAAGATTTCTGAATATCGCTGTTTGCATTTTCCGAAGTATTATAAGCTGTCCAACCATCGCCTCGACGTGATTTTGTAGCTCCTTCATACGCTCTAATTCCTGAGTTAATAGTTTTTTCTATCGCTCTGAATTTCGCACGTTCTGCACCTGCTTTTGGACTTGCTGCCGAAACTATTCTGTCTAATAAGTTCATATATTTTTATTATTCGGTTATAAAAAATTATCGGCAGTTATTGGTTCCTTTCGAAAAACTAGCAAATTTTCGTCCGTTATTAGTATTTTGAGAAGGAAACAACTCGTTTTTCATCATCACTTGAATACGTATCATTTCGTCTAAGCTTCGATAGGTGACCGTTTTATCACCATAATGTACCGTTAATGCACCTGTAGCTATTGCGTCGGTAATTATTTGATATTGTGCTAACGTATATGCCATAAGATAATTTTTTGTAAATATATAAAAAAAACTCCAATAAATTAATATTGAAGTTTTTTATGAAATTCGTAAAAATCACATACTATTATTCAATGATTTTTGTAAAACGATTAGCTCTCAAAACGGATTTTATTAAAATGTTTTTAATCGTTTTTGGATTGGTGGCAGACTATTTCATGGCGTTAATATTATATTTTGTAAAGGGGATTGTATTTTACTTATTAAATTATGTGAAATATGAGTATAAATCAAAGTTGTTTTTACGTTTGAGTGTCCGGCAAGTTTCTGGATTAGATTAATATCAATTCCTGCTTCAACTAAATGAGTGAAACAATTGTGGCGCATTAAATGAGTATAAACCCTTTTGTTTATTCCTGCTTTTTCAGCTAATTGTTTCATAACTTGATTTACACTTGTGGCTGAATATTGGTCTGAAAATTGACCTCCTAAAACATAAGTTTTTGTTTTGTATTCAAAAAAATATTTTTCTAATAATGGAATCAATGAACCATCAAGCATAACCTGACGGTCTTTATTTCCTTTTCCTCCAATAACATTAATAATCATTCGGCTGCGATCAATATTTGACCATTTTAGATTTATTAGCTCTGAAACTCGTAATCCGCAAGAGTAAAGTAAACTAAGAATTACTTTGTGCTTCAAATTTTCACAAACAGAGAACATTTTTTGAACTTCTTCTACGCTTAATACTATTGGAAGTTTTCGTTCTGATTTTGGATATGGAATCTTTTGGATTTTAGATGGCATACCAACAGTTATTTTATAAAATGAATTTAAAGCACAAAGCCTGTGTTTTCTTGAATTAATAGTTTTAGCTTCTAAAAGCCAAAGTTTTATTTTTTCGTTATCTATTGACTTTGGTTCAATCTCGTTTTTAAAGTAATTTAAGAAACTTAAAACCTGACTTTTATAATTGTTTTTTGTTGCTTCTGAATTATAAACAAGTCGAATATCAGTCGAATATTTATTGTGCCATTTTAGAATATCCATAGTTTAAGTGTTGATTTTATTAGTATTTACATACGGTTTTTACATATAGTAGTTACAGGCAATAGCTATATTTGTCTTTAAAATAACCATTGTTACATATCTATGTCGATTATCTTGCTTAAAATAAAGATTTCTGTGCTACGTGATTTTTAATTCGTTTTATTGTTTTGTCAAAGTATTCTTTATCTAATTCACACG